AACGATTGAGCTCGCTCAGTCTGGTCTTACCGAGGTTTTGATGGACTCTACCCCGGGCAGCTCTGATAATGGCAAGATTGTTTATCTAGGTACAAATGGTGAAGCTACTTTGAATGTCACTAATTCGAGTGGAACCAACCTAATTAAGATTGGGTATCTGACAGGAGCTGATGGATCAAGCAATCCTGTAGAACTGATTCTTATGATTGAATTTATTGTAAGATTTGGCTAAGTGTTCCATTTGGGTGGGTTAATTTTGGCATTTGGGTGACAAGACAAATTCTGCTGTCTATATTTTAAATGACTAATTTTTCTTTCACCCCTCTTTGGAGTTTTTCCCATGCCTAATGATTATAAAGTAATTGGTTTAGATGCTACTAATGGTCGTCCTATTGTACCAAGTAGTACTGATACCCTCACAGTTCCTGGTAACCTTGTCGTAGAAGGTACGACGACGACTGTTGATGCTCAAAATGTAGCTTTTGAAGATCACTTTCTTGAGGTCAACGCAAAATACCATACAGCATCAGCTAGAGATGGTGGTATTACCTTCAATGTTATTTCTGGTGGTTCTGCTGTTAATGGTAACAATAAAATCAACATTAATGGGACCGCAAATACAATCACATTTACAGGAGCAAATGAATCATCAAATATGCCTGCAAATTGTTTGATTCTGATTTCTGGTGCTGCTGATGCTGAAAATAATGGTATTTATCAAGTTGCATCTCACACTAGTGCTTCTCCGTCTGTATTAACTATTGAGACCTCCCCACATGCGAATGTTAGTGGTATAGCTAATAATTCATTGGCTACAACGAATACAAACGACTCTAGTGCCACAATTAGTCGTATTGAAATTGCTGTCATAAAAACAGACAATACAAATTCAAAATTTAAAGTCGGATACATTCGAGCAAATGCTACATCAGCGGATCTCTATTCAACTTTAGTTCAGAGTTCAGACACCATCACTGCAGATGCAGTAGCTGCAGATGACATCTCCACTGGTGATGCTGCTGTCAACCTTGTCACTTCAAGTGGGAATGTTCTTGTTGATTCACAAGCAGGATCTGTAACAGTTGATGGTCATACTGGTGTGACTATTACTTCTACAAACTCAGGAGAGGTAGATATAACCTCAGCTGCGGCTGTCGATATTAATGCTACTACAGGAGTCACTGTAGACGGTACAACTATTTCTATCGATGGTACTGACGACTCTAACTTGACTGTAACTGGGTCTGCTAAAGACTTAGACATTGCTGTTGCTGGTGGTGGTACTCAAGAGCTTAGATTGGCTTCAGCAGGTACTGGTGCTTCTGCTCTACATCTGAACGCAAGTGCGGGTAGTGTTGACATTGATTCTGCTGATAATATCACTTTGGATGCTGCGGATGAGATTACACTCACAACAACCTCTGCTGATGGTCACATTTCATTGGTTTCAGCACACACCGCTGGAGTTGCTTTCCACATTGATGCCAATGCTGATGCTGCTTCTGAGGTACAGATTGATGCTGGTATTTTAGACATTGATGTTACCGGAGCTGCCACTCTTGATGCTGCTGGTATTGCTTTAGGTGCTGGTTCCGCTGAGCTTGATCTTACAACCAGTGGAACAATGGATGTTAACTCTGGAGCATTTGATCTGGATGCTTCTGGAGCAGTTACTATCGATGGTGCAGGAATTGCTCTTGCAGGTGGAGCAAACGCTTCTAGCTTCAATGTAGCTACTGGTGCAGCAGATGCAAAAGACCTCACTATTTCTGTCACTGGTGGTGGAGATTCTTCTCTACTTTTAAGCTCAGCAGGTACAGGCTCAGATGCAATGTCATTGGATGTTACAGCTGGAGACATGGTAATTGCTCCATCTTTGGCTGATGGTAAAACTCTGAAGCTTGGTAAGAACGGTGCTGTGGAGATGGTTTTCACTCCTCATGGTACTGCAGCAAACGAAAAGTTTTCTCTTACCAACACCTCAGGTGATGCTGCTGATGCTATTTCAATGACTGCTTCTGCTGGTGGTATTCAGTTGGTATGTGACGCTTCTGCTAAAGACATTCAGTTTGCTGCTGATGGTGTTCAGATGATTCGTGGCTTTACTGCAGGCTACAGTGTAACTGCTGGAGATATTGTATACCTCAACGGTACCGATTCAAGATTAGAGCAATGTGATGCAGATTCAATTGATACCTCTATTTTCCTTGGTGTTATTCCAGACTTAGGTGGTTCATCACCTGGTGATGGAGACAACACAAATGTGATGGTCAGTGGTATTGTGAGAAATGTCACCTCTGATACAACCTTCTCCGCAAGCAGTCACATTGGACAGCCTGTATACATCAGCGTTACCGCAGGTAAGATTTCACCAAGTATTCCCTCTGGATCTGGTGATGTCATCTACAAGGTTGGAATTTGTGTAGGTGGTTCTGGAACAGCTTGGGAAGTTCTTCTTCAGCCTGCTCTTGTATCTGTACTTGCCTAATCATAAAGATTGATTGTATGAACGAAGCCCCACCAATACGGTGGGGCTTTTTTATTGTTTTTCTTTGAGAAAGTATTCGATCAGCAAAAGCACACCGAGAGCTACAGACAAAATGACCATGCACTGTCCAAACAGAAATAAAATATCTAAAACAATGTCCCAATTTGTGTACATATCATCACCTGATTTTATGTTACACCGAATAAAATGTTAAGTTCTTCTTGAGAAATTTAAGAGGTCCCCAAAATGAGCCAGATTGAAAATGAAGAACAGATAATTTTTTACAACAAAGCCTCTGCTCAGAAGCTGGGGTGGGGTCCGATTTGGTTTGACTGTACAAGTTTTGGTCCAAAGTTGATCGGAGCGATTGCAGAGTTTCAACTCCAGCATGGATTGAAACCGGATGGAATGTGTGGGCCAACCACTTATCGAGTGAAAAAGACAGAGCGAGAATCATACGACGATGACCTTACTCAAGTATTGGACAGAGGACCGTCATCTAAGCATCTTGTTTACAATGGGGAGCCTATAGACATAGATTGGCCTAAAGTCGTCTTATGGACTGATGTTGGCGGCCTGGCGGCAAAACAGACAGCTTACCGGTCTCGCAATGAGAAAAGAGACATCAGTATGTTCGTCAACCATTGGGATGTTTGTTTGAGCTCTCGTGGTTGCATTAAGGTTTTGAATAAGCGAGGCATCTCTGTTCAGTTCTTGATCGACAATGATGGGACCATCTACCAAACAATGGACATGAATCACATAGCCTGGCATGCAGGTGGTCGTTCCTGGAACAACAGCTCTGTCGGTGTGGAGATTTCCAACGCTTACTATCCAAAGCATCAAAGTTGGTACAAACGCAACGGACATGGTGAGAGACCCATTTGGTATGCAGATTGTCATGGTCAAAATTTAGGCCCATTTTTGGGCTTCTACGATGTGCAGCTGGAAGCTCTAAAAGCTTTGTGGAAAGCGATAGTGGCAGCCACTGATGTTCGTTGGGTCACCCCAAAAGATGCTAATGGGAATAGTTGGCCTACGGTTCATCCAGAAGCTGAAACCGGCCCCTATGCAGGTATAATTTCGCACTTCCACTTAAAAAAGACTAAAATAGATTGTGCAGGTCTTGACATACCCCAATTAATGGCTGAAGCCCAGGATGAACAATGACAACCTTAGAACTTATTGCGACTGGTATCATCACTGCTTTGACCTCTGCCAATGCTTGGCAATTTTGGCAAGGACGCTCAAAGAGACTTCAATCAGAAAAAAGAGCTGAGCAAAAGGAAAAGAACTTGTATAGAGACGACTTAAGAGGAAAAGTAGAGAAGCTTGAGAGCTATATTGAAATGATGCGTGAGCAGCGTGATGAAGAGATGAAAGAGATGAGCAATCGAATTATTAGTCTCCACGAAGAGATTGCATCCCTTCGAACAAAGGTAAGCTATTTAGAAGAAGAAAATACACGATTGAGAGGACAGAATGGCAGCATCAGGGAATAAAAATACGGACTCAGTCCCAACCTATCTATTTGATAACGATTTGGAACAGGCTGGCGTTTTTAACATTTTAAACTCTACTACAGGTAGAGTCTATGCAATTACACTCTCGTGTTCTTCTGGGACAGCCTATTTAAAGGGTTATGACGCAAAATCTTTTACTGCAGGTACAACAGACCCTGTTTTGGTTTTTAAATATACTGGAGCCACGCCTACTACAATTGTCAGTAAGGCTGGGATTCCCTTTAATACAGCTTTGAGTATTGGTGGGTCAAACACTGGTGGTAGAACCGCAGGGAGTGTTCCTCCAAGTTCTTTAAATGTTACTGTGATTGGAGATTAGGATGGCGACCAATAACGAATTTGTATTAGCAGGCAATCTATTTGATCGTAAATGGGAACTGCAAGAAGTTACAGCCTCAACAAATGCGAGTGATGCTCATCAGGTAAATAGTGACAGTTGCAGTGTGTATCAAATATTTGCAGACAATACTGCGAACAGCTACCCTCTGTACATCAAGATTTGGGACAATGGCTCAGCTGTGGCGACAAATGGCTCTACGGTAGCTGACCCAGATTTTATCTTCCCAATACCAGCAAATGAAACCATTGATTTCAGCTTCCTCGGCCAAGCAATGTCACTGTCTAATGCCCTTCGGCTTGATGTGTCCAAGGACAAGGGGAATGACAATACCAACCGAGCATCGGCTTATAACGCTATTTCAGTCGTTTTATATGGCACAGATTAATGGCTGGAAGAGGAGTAAAATGGGAGGCGGTCTGTACCAATTCAAGAGACAGACTTAGTCAAGACGGTTGTTTGGCTTGGTGCCGGATGCACCCTCCTGTTTTAAAAGTTGGCCCGGGAATAAAATCTAAGAGGGGTAGTTTTTTGGCTACTCGTACAGGCAAAGGACCGCCTGATTGGGTGGCAGTCCACGAGGGAGTCAGCATCTTGGGAGATGACAAGGATTGCAAAGGTGTGTCTTGGTACAGCTTGAATGTGAAAGCTCATCAAGCAAAAGATTTTGATGCTTGGGAGAAGAATGGAGGGCTGGCCTGTGTGCTTCTCCGAATGTCTGATCGCTCACGGTGGGTTATCCCTTGGTCTAATCTCAGACCCCTTTGGGAGCAGAAAAGATATGTGTCTATGGACATGCTTAAAAACATTGGGCTAAATTGGGAATATAAGTGCAAAGGAGAGCCAGCTTACGATTGGCTTAAGCCTTTAATGGAATGGCATAATGAGCGAACAATACACCCATGATGATGGAATCTAAACATGGCAAAAAAGAAGAAACCATTACCAAAGAAATATGAAGCTCCTGTTGGGAGTAAGCGGTACAAACAATTAAAAAAAGCCTCTAGGTTGTACAAGTCTGGAAAAAAACAGGCAGCATATAAACTGAGAGATAAAATGGAAAAGAAGGTGAGAGATGGCCGAAAAAAGAAAAAAAAGTAAGAAGAGAGTAGACTACGCTGGTATGGCGAAAAAGTACAACACCACTCCTGCAAAAGTCCGCAAGGTTTATGCTCGAGGTTTGGCAGCTCACACATCCAGCGGTAGTCGCAAGGGTGTTTCTGCTCACGCTTGGGCAGCTGCCCGGGTACGCTCTGCATTTACTGGCGGAAAAGCTGCTAAAGTTGATCGAGATATTATCAAAGGCAAGCGAAAATCCAAGGCCAAAAAGAAGAAGTAGGAGTCAATCATGGGAAGAGTTGTCAAACAACCTAGGCGTATCCGAAAGGGTGAGGCCGGATATGGAAAAAAGAAGTTTGTTGTGGTTGTAAAAAACCCCAAAACAGGCAACAATAAAACAATCAAATTCGGTGATGCCAAAATGGAGATCAAGAGGGACAGTGCGAAACGGAGAAAGAACTTCCGTAGCAGACACAACTGTGCTTCTCCTGGTCCAAACACTAAAGCTCGGTACTGGAGCTGCAAGATGTGGGAAAAGGGCAAAACTGTAAGTCAAGTTACTCGTCGTAAGAAAAAATAGGAGATTATTATGCCCGGTAAGCCAAAGAGAGGGGAACGCACAAAGAAAGCTTTGTCTCGTAAACAGAAAAAAATAGCTAGAGTTGCTAAGCCTAGAAAGAAGATTACAGCTGCAGACCTTAAAAAGCTGCGAGCCAGGAAGAAAAAGAAATGATGTACGATGAATATGAATCTGAGGACGATTTCGTAATTCTTCTTTTGATGGACAAGCCTGAAGAAGAAGAAGAGGAAGAGGAGTACAATCCTCATATGATGTATGACCCCAGAACTGGCAAAAGTAAATTTGCCAAGACGGAGAAACAACATCTTAAGCTCCAAGAGAAAGGCTGGGTACACTCAGACGAGATGCCTCAGTCAAAGTGCAGCTGTCCAAAAGAAGACGAGGGTGAAAAGCTATCTTACGAGAAGCCGCCCGGGAAAGGGAAGCTAACTCAGACCTCGTCTTACTCAATGCCAAATATGGATGCTCGGGTCCAACAGATCATTGAGCAATTGTTGGGATGAATAAAAAGTATCAAATCATCTATGCAGACCCCCCTTGGGATTACAAAGGCCAAACACAACATGGTGGGAAGGGTACACCAGACACTGGTGGTGCCAGTGCTCATTATCCTACGCTCACAGTCGCTGAAATGAAAAAGTGGGATCTGAGCTCTTACATCGATCCCAATGGCTGTCTGTTGTATATGTGGACATCAAGTCCTCATCTTGATCAGTCCATTGAACTGATGAAAGCTTGGGGGTTTAAATGGGCAACCGTAGGATTTGTTTGGGATAAAACAAAGGTCAATCCTGGATACTACACTATGTCTCAATGTGAGCTCTGTTTAATTGGTAAGTATCATCGTATTCCGAAGCCTCGTGGTGCTCGCAACATACGACAGCTAGTACAAGTGCCTAGAGGCAAGCACTCTGAAAAACCAGAAGAAGTCAGAAAACGAATAGAAGAGATGTTCCCAACTCAAGACAAGCTTGAGATGTTTGCCAGAAAAAAAGCAGATGGTTGGGACAGCTGGGGTAACGAAATCGATGGTGTACAACTTACTTTGGAGTAGTCATGGAAGGAATGATTATAGAAGCAATGATCCAAGGTGGCCCTTTTGCAATTTTTGCAGCTTGGCTAGCTTGGAACAATTCAAAACAAAATGCCAAGTTAGATACGATGGTATCAGAGTTTTACAATCGATTGGTCGACTTAGAAAGCAAGCACCAAGCTGAACGAGAAGCTCTTGATACAAAATACCATGATAGGAATGAGCAGGTTCGTGATAGGTGGCTCACCGTTGCTACTAAGTTAGAGCGAGAACGAGACGAAGCTCAACATAAAATGCTGAGAGAGCAAGAACGCATCTATGAAATTCTGACCACTATGTCTATTCGGACAGAGACTATGGGTGTCCAGCTCCAGGAGATTTTAGTTCTGAAGAAAAACTCCTAAAGAGTAACGCAGAACTGGAAAACATCTCAAGCTCAGGCAGAAGAATGTTCTTCGGCATGGTCCAATGTAAGTGCCTTTGCCTCATTTCTTTTGATACATCTGCCAGACCCCACAAGATTTTTAAGATACACTCTCCCATCTTGTACGAAAGACTGCGGAGGTTTGTCTCTACTTCCCAAAGCTCTTTGAACTTTTTGCGTTGAGGATCTGGGAGATACCTGGCAGACCAGCCACACTTTCTAATCGTTCGACGCTGCCAGTCTGTCAAATGCTTGCGACCACTCATCTCAATCTCATTCATGTCCAAAGACTCACACAGCTTGTGCGTTGAGAGCGTACTGTGTAGACTGACTACCCAAGACTCCACCCGACCATATGCAACAGCAGGAGGCATCTCTCGGAGTATCTCTCGCTCTTCCTTGTCTTTGACCAAAGATGCGAGCTCATCATCTTTCTCGTTCTCCATGATCTCTCCGATTTTTTCGGGATGGGTCAAGCCGAACCGAGAGAACAAATCGTGTGGGTCTAATATCCAAGCAAATTCCTTGCCCTCATGAGCTCGTAAAACTCGCCCTACCTCTTGACAAAACCGAACCTTTGCTGAGACAGGACGACGAAGACAAATCCATCTCAACCAAGGCATGTCTACACCCTCTGAGAGAAGATTGACATGTACCAAGCAATCCAGTTCTCCGTGTTGGAGTTTGCGGATAAGCTGTCCCTGCCTGTGCTTTTGGATCTTTGAATGGATAGGAGCTGCTTTGATGCCAGCTCCCATAAGGTACTCTGTGTATTTTTTGGCATCCTCAATGTCTAAAGCGTTGATGATTCCTGGCCCCTCCACTCCAAACATCATCAGCATACAGATGTGGTCCACATCCTTTGCATCTGCTCCGGTGCCATCCCAATGCTTGAGCTTCCAAGGTACAATGACCTTATCGGCTAGGGCTTGAGCAGCATCATATCTGTAGGCAACATCTGTCCACAAAGACAAAGACTGGTTCTCCTGGCTCCGAAATGGTGTAGCTGTAAAGCCGATGGCACACGCTGGGTTGAGCATCTCAAACGCCATTTTAAAACGGTCAGACTCTGTCGCATGTACCTCATCCCCAATAAGCATTGCAATCTTTGGACGCTCCTTTTGATCTGCAAAGCCAACCGCAGAAGCGTTGCAACAGACGACAATATCACAATCTGTGTCCTTTTGATAAGTGAAGAATTTACCCACCTTGTTTACACCGCATCTACGCTCAATGGTTTGATGTAGCTGATTGACCAACGACTGCCGAGGAGCAGTGACCACAATATGTTGATACGGTTTGAGCTTCTGCATTGCGAGCCAGCACAGTTCTGCAATCAAGACAGACTTACCGCTGCCCATAATTGCAGAGATAATAGGCTTCTTGCCTTGCTTGACTGCATCTATGATGAGTGGCAATGCTTCTTCTTGCCAGCGTCTGGGTGTAATAGTAGACCAAAGATCAGGATGTAATTTTGTCATGTGTAGCCTCGATTTGTTTACCCAGCCATTTCATGACTGGTACTGCCATAGAGTTACCCAAGCAGCGGTATCTATGCCCAATGGGGCAGTTCTCTTCTTTTTTGTTACGCCAGGAAATCCGAGTGTAGTTGTCTGGGAAGCCCTGTAGTCTCTCACACTCAAGCGGTGTCAGTCTGCGAACCTTCAAATTTTGAGCAGGTATCATTGGCACATACCCTCCTCCATTGCCCATAGCAGCAGGAAGAGTAGGTGATATGTTCCAGCTGATCTGAAGGTTCGCTTGGTTGCTCTCAAGCACTGGGAGCAATGGCACAGTATCGCCTAGCTTTTCCCAGTTGGCGAGCACTGTTGGACAAATAGTGTGCTCAACAGTGCCACCAATGCGAAGACTGCTTGAGCGATAAACAGCGGTCTCAGGTACAAGTTTTTGACCATACTCTGTATCATCAGCATTGACTCCCTTAGAGTCTCGTGCATTAAGTGTTCCTGCCACATCAAAATCCAAGTGATGTATTACTTGAGCATGTTTTCGAATGCTGTTTTCAGCTTGTGGGGTATCTTCTTGTTTCGGTTGGCAGCTCGTCTCATAATCCCTTCCACTGCTATTTTGCTCAAATAGAACTTCGAATGGACTGGTTTTTGAATCAATATGTCCGACAAGGAAGACTCTACGCCTTCTTTGAGGGACTCCGAAGAATTTAGCGTCCAGCACTCTCCAGCAACAGCTATACCCGAGTTCAACCATCGACCGGACGAGGGTGCCAAAGTCTCGTCCGTTGCCGCTGGAAAGGACACCGGGAACATTTTCCCAGATGAACCACTGCGGACGAATGGTGTTAACGATGCGGATATATTCCAACATGAGGTTTCCTCTGGGGTCATCAAGTCCTTTTCTGAGTCCTGCGTAGCTGAAGGACTGACAAGGGCTTCCACCGACCACAAGGTCAATTGCTCCAAGTGCATCGAGCTGCTCCTTTGTAATTTGAGTTATGTCTCCGAGATTTGGAACATCAGCATAATGGTGAGCTAAGACTGCAGAAGCGAAAGGGTCTATTTCCGAGACCCCAACGCAACTCCAATCCAACTCTTTCCAAGCACACGATGCTGCCTCAATACCCGAAAATAGTGATAAATATCTCATGCTTCGGGAGGACTCTGCACTGAACGATAGTCTCGCGGACAGTGATAGTTCTCTACATCTTGAACCCAGATGCGAAGACAAGCCAACAGAAAGTCACGAGCGTGTACCTCAAGTTCTATGATGCCATGAACAGAGAGCAACTTTCCAGTTGTACCTTGATGGATAGACAATGTCTCTTGGTCCCATACAAGAATGTCGCCATTCTCAAGCTGTATTTTGCATTTGGCTGAAGGGCCATCAGACTGTCTCAAAGCTTTAGCTAGTCTCAAAAGCGTTTCGTCACTTATATCAATCATCATACCTCCACAACATTAAATGCGATGCGATGTGTACTGACAATATAGTCGATTAAACGACCCATTGGACGACCCGAGATAGATGCGAGTTCAACCAAACGAGTGTATGCTGGTGGGTCCATCCGAAAGGTAATTGCCTTTCGTTCCCTGGTAGCAGCTCTCGGAGGACGAGTCCACTCTGGAAAGTCATGCTGGTCCGAAATACCCATAATCAATATCGATAAAACCCGACCTTGGCTAAGAGTTAGCTCTTCTGACATAGACGATAATCCGTCTTTGCACTCAGGAGAGATTGTGTATTGTACTGTCTTGGTATTCATTTTTACTCCTAATGAATGTGTGTATGTATATATATCTGAATATGTATCAAAATGCAAGTCTAAGTTGATCTTGATATAGTTGCAGTCTGTGGACTGCGTTGTTGTAGTACTCTGGATTGATTTCGTATGCGGTCAAAGAATACTTGTGTAAGTCCATACCATGAACAGCTAAGGCGATGGAGCCAGACCCAAGATGGGTATCCAAGATGCTGCTCCCTTTGGGTGCATAGGTGTCCAGCAGCCATCTGTATAAAGCGACAGGCTTTTGGCACCGATGTATCCGGTTGGGTTGACTGCTGTTTATCTTTACAAGCTTGCTCATTTGAGGAAAGCTAGCCCAAGCCAGCTCAGCCTGGCTAAAGCTAAGCCCTCGATTGCAGTTGTCCCAAACGATAAAACACCGGGAAGGAGGAAGCATATCCATAAAGTAGTTCAGACCAAATATAATCTGGTTCTTCGATACTCTCCTGACCTCATCAAAATACTCTTGAGTCGGTCGTTTGTCCCAATCTGCCATCTTGTCAGTGTACAGCTTTCGTGTGGCTGAGATGTGACTGTAGGCTCCTGCTTCCTCCAAGCCATATGGTGGGTCTGCGATACAAAGATCAAACTGGTTGTCTTTGAATGTGCGGAGTGCCTCCAGACAGTCTGAATTGTGTAGGTTGATTGCCGATTGCTTGGACCCAATTTGTCCAGTTGCGTTCGTTGTAGGGGTATGTGTATTCGCCATGTTTGGCTCCATTTTTTTCAGTATTGTATGATATGATTGTCATCGTCTTGAAATCGTGTTGTGCTTCGCAATGCTTTCCAAACACCATCACAATAGAATTAGATTTTTCCTGTAATGATATTAAATCAATCAGTCCTAGTGAAGGTTCAGAGTTGACTGTTAGTTCGCCATGACCATCACCAAGAACTGTGACTTGGATGCTCATTGTTTACCTCCTGCAATCTCATCCATTTGTCTATAAAGGTTCATGATTTCTCTACTTAAGAAGAGTATTGTTTGACGATGTGCATCTATTTGGTTTTGTATATGCTCTCGCTCATCAGCAATCTGTTGAGACATAAATTTTAGATCACTGATCTCTAAGCCAAATGCTTCGGACATGGTCTTGACCAGCATCCTGTCCTTGAGCTTAGTAGAAATGAAAAGCCTGCTGCCAGCATCAACAGAGCATGCTCTCCTAATGCGTTGAGAGATTGACCGCTTGTGAAAGTGCTCAGCTAAGCTTGGCTCCAGCTTTAAAAGCATTTTTTCCAATGAGTCGAATGTAAGGCCTAGACCCTGTATGTGTAAATCAAGTTGTGTTCTCATGCCTCACCTCCAATAGAAAGCATTTTTAAAATCTGCTCCATCGTGTCCAACACCTGTAAGCCACCCTGTCTCTCAGACAGCTGTATCCAAACATGCCCTGTCCCCAGATCATCGATAGACACAATGTGGTCAATGTTGATAAACTTTGCCCTGGCATCAGTCTTGGGTAGACGCACTCTGATAAATTTGCCTACCACAATAACCTTCCCTTCATCGTTGTAATATTTCATTTCTCACCTCCTAATGATGTTCCTAAACGGAGTTGTTTATTGGTTTCTCTGAGAGCTGTGATGCGTTGGATAATCAGTCTCCAATTCTCTGCATCTCCGGGTTTTGCCTCTGCAGCTCGATGCCGAGCGTGTCGCATAATCCACAGCAACAAGCGTTCCTGTCCAGCTATGATTTCTTGTTCTAATGAGTTCATGGTCTGCTCCATCCTCGTGGGCCCATTGCTTCAGCTTGAGCCAGTTGTCTATTAAGTTCTTCGTCTGCCTCTGCCTCTTCTTCTGGCGTGGGCTCAATGTTTAAGTAATTTTGCATTGCAATTACAAGCTTGTTCATTTCTTCCTCACAAAGAATCACACGATAGTTACCTGTATATTGAACGACCCACAGATCTTTTCTGATATAGAACTTGGGTTCCATGTATTTAGAACCAACACTACTGTAAACTTTATCGTTCCATTCAATTTCTGCGGCAGAGGCCCTAACAGGTGCCTTTGATCTCAACTTTCGGATAAAAAGAATTGGTGAATCTAACGGTATAAAAATGGATTGGGGAAATAGAGATTCTGTATGCTCCCCTTCTGGTTGTTGCTCTCTATACTCAATAAGCCTAATCATTGTTTACTCCTAATGATGTTGCCCTGGATGGGCTTATTTATAAATTTGTCCGTCTACAATGACCTGTCCTTCGGGACACTCAATGTCCCAAAAGTTGTCCGATAACAGAAAGCTGTTGTCTCTAAATACAAAGACCTCTTGGATTGTTCCGTGCTGTCCATCTTGATTGCCTTGCCACACAGCATTTTCAATGCTTGTCGCATAGTTATGTGTGCTCAAGAACCGACAGAATTCAGCGATACAAATCTCAGTCTTCTCATGTAAGAAGCACTGACCATCTCCTCCCCACATCTGAGCAATCGCTTGAGCTGTAGTAAGGTTCTCTGCCTGCAAAGACTCGAGCTCAGCTTTGTGCTGCAACATGAAAAGGTGCTTGAAATAATCTCCCTCTGAACTGCCAGAGTAGTTCCAATAACAATAGTAGTCTGACAATTGATCGATGATGTCGTCCCAATCGTAATTAAATATTTCATTGGGTTCATTTTCTGGCTCGTTGTTATCCCAATGCTCTGTGGTCG